CAGCGTGAGTATCGTGCCCGCTGCGTAGCCGTCGTACTCTTTGAGCAACTTGATTGACATGACGCGAGTCCTTTCGACGGTTACGGGATGGTCAGATATTTCACCGAGAGCTCGGAATACGTCGCGGCAAAACCAAAAAGCACATCTATCCGCATGTTGGCGATATCTTGCGCGCCGTCGTAGTACTCAAGTACGCGCAGTCGGAAACCTTCGTCGGTTACTTGCTTTGCGGACATGACTCCGTTTTCCGGTGGAGTCCAGAGCGGGACCATGGCGAGCGTGAACGCGTCCTGATGGAACCCGATGTTCGTCGAATACGCCGTGCTTGCGGCGCCGAGAATGACGAACGGCTGCGCGGTAGTCGGCGAAGCCGTGACATTTTGGAACGGCCCAGAGGTCACGATTGCCGGTGAAATCGGCAGCGATACCGCGCCCTGCGCCACGTCGGCGGTAATCACGAAATTGGCGAGCGCGCCCGTTGAAGTGCGCGATTGCGGATTGACCGCGAAAACGCCAGGCAGCGTAATCGTGGTGCCGCGCGTGATCGTGCCCGCGCCGGTTGCGGCCACCGTAATCGTCGATCCGACTTGATTCGCGCCGTTGATGTTGGATGCCGTGCCCGCGCCGTTCGTATGCACGTCCACGTTCTGATCCATGTTCGGATGGATGCCGAACGAGTCCTGCATGTAGCCGGTGCGGTATTGGCCGCTAATCCTCTCCTGCATGTTGAACAGGCCGGCGAAGCCCTGGATCATGGCGCCATTGAGCGCCGGGTTCATTACCACGTAGCGGTTGCCATCCTTGACGGGCGCCGCCATTTCGTCCAACCTCTGATTGATGCTCGTCAGCGCGTTGATCGCAAGCGCCTGCGTCGTCGGCAGCGCGCCGGTCGGATTCAGCGTGTTGTACGTGGCAAAGTGGGCGAGCTGCAAGCCTTGGCGATCGATCTCGTTCGCAACCGGCGCCATCGCGGCGCGTACCTTCTTTTCAAACTGCGTAAGCGACAGCGTGCGCTCGAACGAGTTGAAGAAAATATCGCAACCGCCTTGACTGACCGTCAGCGGAATCGTCGTTTCCACCGTGGTCTGGGGCGCCGCGACTCTGCCCGCGCGGTAGGTGTAGCGCGGCGGACGCTTGATGTTGATCGTGGCGCCTGGCGCATAGCCCCGGCTCATGTTGCTCGCGTACTCGTCCTCATAGTCGCGGTTGACCGCGGCCGAGAATGTGAGCATGTTTTTGAGGACGGCGAGCGCTTCCTTCGCCACCAGACTTGACGTGACTAAAACGTTGGACATCTTGCGATTCCTTCCAGCGACGCCTCGCGGCGGTAGCCTTACAGCGTTTTAGTGCGGAGGTCGCATCCCTGCGATGCCCCGCACCGCTTGTTTCATCTTCGCGCCCATCGCGCGCCTTGCTTCGCGCGTAGCGCCTCGTACTCTTTCTGGCTCATATCCCCGGAGAGTTCTCGGGAGATGCTGCGCCCGCCGTTTAACGGCGAAGGCGGCGCCGGCGCGTTCGTGCCTTTCTTTCCGGCCGGGCTCGCTAAGCTGGTTTCCAGTTTCCCGAGTTCGGCCACTTGCCGCAGCGGAGAGAGGTCCGTAATCCGCTCGGCCACGTCAGGGTTTTTCGCAAGATGGTGCAGGAGCGCAGGCCCCACTTCGGATTCAACGATCGCCCTTCGCGCGGCGCCGGAGAGGTCGGGTAGCCCTTCCTCAACGTACGCTGAGACGACCGCTGCGTAATCCTTCTGCTGCGCCTGAAACGCGGTTTCCCGCGCCTGCCAGTCGGCGGCGAGCTTTTGCGTGCTCGCTACCTCGCGGCCCTGCTGTTCGGCTTGCTGGCGTGCCTGGCGGTCGCTCTGGAGGCTTTGACTCGCCACCTGCGCCGCGTCGTACCGCGTGACGGCGCGCAAGTAGCTCTCGTAATCCTCGAATTGCTCGCGCTTTGGCTCGCCTGTTTCCTGCGCCGGCCGAGACTGCGCTTCGAGCCGCTGGTTTTGCTCTCGGAGTAGCCTGACTTCGGTTTCGGCTGCGACGCGGGCGGTGCGTTGCCGGTCTAGCCTACGCTGGAATGCGGACTGCTTCCGAGCTTCCTGCTGCTCGGTAGTCTCTGCTGCGTTTTGCGCGAGGTCTTCCGTCGTGGCGGGTACGCCGGCTTGGTCTTCGGCGCCGGGGGCCGGTAGGACGCCGCTTGTAGATGTGGCATCAGATGTGTTTGTACCCGCAGGCGCTGAATTTGTCAAATCCGCCGTATTTTCCATGATTTTTCCTACGTCAAACCCAACGGCGCCTGAACTAGCGCAGCGTTAGCTTCGTTGCGCTGCACTTGCCACACCACGGATTGCAAGTAGTCGCGCAAAAACTGCTGCACTTCGGCAATGGTCGCGTCTCTGCCTCCAGGCAGACCCATTGCCACGCCTACCGCGTGTACAACGAGCGCGGATTGCGGGACGCTTGCGGTTAGTGTGATAGCTGGCATCAGAGTTATCCTCCAGGGTGAAATTCAAGATTCAATTTCATCACGGCGCTGCGGGCTTGGCGCCATTCGGTTTCGCCTTCGCACCCTTGTCCGCAACCGCGAGTTTCGATCCAGCCATGATCTCGGCAACGCGGATTCTCGTGTGCGCTTCAAGCGCGGCTTTCCACGCCTCGAATGCTTCGCCCTTTTCGCCGTTCAAGCCTTCGGCGGCGGCATTCGCTGCATCGATCTCGATTTGCTGCTGCTGCTGGAGCAGCGTTGCCTGCGCCGTCATGTGCGCTGTCTCGGCCTCCTGTGCCGCTTTGCGCGCATTGTGCGGCACGGCGATCGCCTCGGCCTGCGCCCGCAGCAAGTCCGCCTGCGCGGTCATGGTCTTGGCCTTGGCTTCCTCGATCGCCGCGGCAAGTTTCATCTGCTCTGCCTGCTGGCGCTGCGGTTCAAGCTGCTGCTCGTTCAGCACTTCTTTCTGCTTCATGGCGGCGAGCTGCTGCCCCGCGATATCGGCCTTCTTTAGCGTCTCCTGCGCCTGTTGCAACTGCTGTTGCATCTGCGCTATCGCCTGCCCCGCCTGCGACACTGGCAGCGGCCCTTGCGGCGTCTGGATCATGGGTTCCTGCTCTTTCCCATCTTTGTCCGGCCCGCGAATCTCTGGCGGAATCGTCTTGGCGATGCGCTCGGCCATTTCGTCGGCGCCCGGCCAGTCCTGGTTCTTGACGTACAGATCGCCTATCACATTCCACAGGCCCGGATTCTTCGCCATGTTCTCGGCCATGCCGTCAGCGGCCTCCTGGCGCAGCGTGCTGTAGCTCGGCCCACTCGATACCGTCGTGTCGTACTCGCCGCCGGTCATATCGTTCAGGATGCGCGTAATCGCTTGCCCCTGCTCGTCCTGCTCAACCTGCGGCGTATTGATTTGCGCATGTCCGATCGTGCCGTCCTCGTTCATGATCTTGGCGACCCCCTGCCAGTCGTAGTAGTACGGGATCATGTAGTTGAGGCACCGCGCGGCTTGCTTGATTGCGCGCATCAATCCATCGGCGTAGTGAAACGACGCCATTTCGCCCTGGCTCTGCTGGCGCTGCTCTTGAATGCCGGATTTCGCCGTACCAGCGGCACCGAGTCGCCCTTGAAAGGTTCCAGTAAAAACTCCGGTTGTTTGTTTTACATTGTCGCCCGCGTGTAGTGCGAGATTGAGGTATCCGACAGGAATATCCGCCATCGGCTGACGCTGCGGCGCTGGCACTACATGCCCATCAACCGTGGTCGGCTTGTAGAGCACATAAGGCAGTATCGAACTAGCGACGGCGCCCCATTCGTCCTCGTGGCCTTCCTCTTGGCCCTCGGCCATAACCCACGGAGATTTACTGCGCGCGGCGACTTCTTCCGTTGCGGACGTCATCATGACGTTGTACATCTGCGCCGGCCCTTTGGCATTGCGTATCATGCCGCTGCGCGTAACCTTGCCCTCGATGTCGATTTCGTCGCCGTACACGCAAAAGACCGGAATCCACTTGCACTTGATTTCTGTTTTTTCGAGAATATCGACGGCGGTGATTTTGTGCCACATCACCTTGCAGCGCGTGCCGGAACGCGATTTCTCGATCGTCACGCCCGGCGGCAACTCAAGCAGATCATCTTTGAATCCGCTCTCGCCATTGGAGAGCAGTACCACCGTCGCAGCGGTCTTTTCGATCCGGTAATATTCGCAGATCAGTACATTGTCGAGACTGCCCCACGCGCTGTAGCCGGATGCGCTGTTGAATAGACTCGAATCGCACGCCTTCGCTTTCGGAAACTGCCGCTTGAATTCCTTCCGATCGAGCAGCGATTCAATAAAGCACCACTGCATATCGGAGCCGTCAGGCTCCGTGCTCAGTGGATCAATCTTCACGGATAGCGCGTTGCGGATGCGCTTGAAGCACAACTTTTGATTGAATGTTTTATCGTCGTAGTATTCCGACACAAGGCGGAAATAACCGAAGCCTATTCCGGCCGCGCTGTTGACTGCCGTGTCATACGCCGCATCGGCATTGCTCTCGTACTCGATATGCCGGATCATCCCCTGGCGCACTTTCGCGGTTTCATCGTCCGCTGAGTCGCCTACAGGATGGACTTTGATCGACGGCGTGTTCTGCCGCTGATCGTTCGTCACCTGATGCAGGTACGTGGGCAGCGAGTTGACCGTAATCATCGGCCGGCGCGCAATCGTGCGCTGCTGTACCGCGATTGGGTCCCACTGGTTCGTTCCGCCCTTTAGGAAAAGCAGATCGTCGCGCGCGTCTACGCGGTTCTCGCTCTCGGCGGCTTCGGCGATCGCATAGCGTTCGCGGGCCTCATCGAGGATGTCGCTGTCCGACTGCTCGCCTGCATCCGGCAAATCTTCGGCGTCGGGTTCGTTTGTGCTATAGGCCATGCGCGATTCTCACTACACGCTCGGGCCGGCGCGCGAGCAGCACGCATGGTTGCTGCTGAATCGGAACAAAGCGGAATTTAGCGTAGAACTTGAGCAACTGAACCATGCTCAGGCCATCAGCGAATGGCTCCGGCTTTACGATCAGCGCGAGTTCAGCTTCGTCGGCTTCGCGGCAAGTGCGCCAGAGCAGCGCAGTTGCTTCGCCCCGACCTTGGTCGGTTGATTGCACCGCCACAATTTCCCTTGTGCGTTCCCAAAATTCAACCGGCAATGACTCGGCGATCGCCACCCGCAGAGATGCCGATTTGTGCGTGCGCTTGCCAGGGTTCATGATTTATCGTCCACGATGCGATGACAACGAGTGCAAACATGCACAAATCCGCTGCCGGTCATCCACCACGACAAACTGCGCCCTCTCGGCCAAGGCTTTGTGTGCCCAAACAGTTTGCAGAGAAACAATTTGCTCATACCTCAAGCCATCCACCCGCCGCCGAGCACAGCGCGCTGCTCCAGCGGTTTTTTGTCGCGGCGCGTCACTCGTCGCGCTGCCTCGCAGGCGTATCGAAGCGCATCAATGACGTGGTTTTTCTTATCGTCCAATATCGGCAATACTTCGCTCGTCAGCGGATCGAGTTTGTAGCTGTAGGTGCTCAATTCGTCGATCGTATGCACGCAACGCGGATGCACCACGATATCGAATGACTTCAAAAATTCTACGCCTTCATCAAGTGACTTCGGCCCCTTGATTGCAGCGTTGATTCGCGGAAAGCCGTGATTACGCATGTGGCTGATCGTTTCCGGCCGCGCGCTGTCCGCCGTGATGAACCACTTGCGCGATTCCGGCACGCGGTCGAATAAGTCGGGCAGGTTCACAATCTCGCACCCGATCATGTACGCCTCGTAATCGACATAGAGCCGGTTGCCTTCAATGTCGCAGCGAATCAGGACGGAAGGGTCAACGCTGAATCCCCAATCCG